CCTGTAATACCATCAAAGCCAACTGGATTTTGATAAGCATCAGAATCCGATGTTGTATAAATGGGACCTCTAAATCTTACAGTGTCGCTTGTATCTCTTCCATGAGATTTTTCAAATACATTTATAATGCCTGATGAAGCTGAAATAGTTTCAAAAGGATTAGGTCCTAACATACCAACAACATCTTTTTCAGTTCTTGCTGGTCTCACATGTTCTAACCCATGTCCTTCTGCACCTGTTCCTCTTGGTTCTAATTGAGGATGTTTTTCTTCATACTCAGATCTATGAACTAACATACCATTCCATTCCTTCATCATTTCTCTGTATGGAAATTCCATACCTGATCGGTCTGATATTGCTTTTGCGTATTTTCCTTTTGCGAATGCCATTATGTTCCTGGGTAATAAGTTTTAGGAAGAATATGAACACTTGTAGAAGAACCATCTTCTGATAGTGCTCTTGCTAATTCATCCTCGTAAAATAATTTTAATTCTTGTGCTCTTTGTGGAGCGTATTTCTGTGCTAAATAAAATGCTAATCCTGATGCCATACAAGGTACAAAACGATAAGGTACATCGGTTGCATCTGTATAAGTTGCATCAACATCTTGTATTCTTTTTACAAAATAAATATGAACATCTTTTGACGCGGCTGTAGAATCAGGCGTCGTGTATAAAGTGACTGTTGTTTTGTCTACAAATCTTTGTACAAAATATCTAGAAGGTGTTCCTTTAGATAATTTATTTGCTAATCCTGAATAAGTTGATCGATCTGTTTTAGTAAGAGCAGAGTCTGCTTCTGATACAGTTCCTCTACCTGTTCGGTAAGTTGCTTCTAATATATCAGCAATTCCATAAGTGGAAGTTCCTGTTGTTCCACCAACTGTTGTTGATGATGTTCCATCGCTTGTCGCTCTGTAGAAAGTGTATTCAGCTTGGCCTTCAACCAAATCAATATTAGTGTCGCCTACTTCCCAGTAGTGCAAACCTCTATTGCCCCATTCTTGAAATAATATATTTAAAGAACGCCTTGCTGTTTTTAATTGATATCCCGAAACAGATTGTAAACCAATTCGTTCGTATGCTTCTTCAATGATTTCATCAACAGCAAATGTCTTATCGAACGTTACTGTTCCGGAAGTAGTATTAGCCATTTGCTACCTCCTAATACGATTTAGTTAACTCTAATACAATCGTATACGCATCATTATTTGTATGATGTAAAGTTGTTAAAGCCACGTCTCCGCTTACACCAGTAGCTTCTGTATTTTTTAAACCACCAAAAGATCTATAATCAAAATGTCCATTGGTAGGTTCTAAAGCTACACCGCCACCTAAAATTAATGCTTTGACATTAGTGTCAGCAGCCCATTCTAGATCAATTCTCATGCCTGAAATTGCGTACCATACTTGTGTAATATGCACTCTTGAGCATGCTGCGCCTGTATGAGAATTTGAGTTTAAAGCTGAAACATCAACTTTTACTACCGATGCTTCACCATTACCATCAGAGATGTTTGTAAATTTCATTACAGCGGTTCTATCACCGTCTACTAATGTTTGACTTGTTACTGCGTCTGCCATGTTTTCCTCCTGTTAGAGAGAGGGAGCCGAAGCTCCCGCTCTAATTTAAGTTTATTTATTAGCCGTTATTGTAATCAAAAGCTGCGCCAGTGATTTTAATAACTATTTTACCTGCTGTGTAAGCTGCTTCAGTAGCATCTCCAGTAGTCAAGTAAAGATATTTTTTACTTAATGCTGCAAGTGTTGCTCCACCGTCAGCAGAAACATACATACCTAAAGTTAAGTCACCATTATTAAGTAATACTGTTCCACTAGATACTGCTGCATTTTCTGCATCAGTAGCTGTAGCACCACATACTAAATTAATATCTGGATCTCCACCTGTTGGTACTTCTAAACATGCAAATTCTATTTCAAATGGAATACCATTAACTCCAGTTGTTAGTTCTGCGATGTAAGCATTAGCTGCTCCACCATCAGTACCAATAATATCATTTGCAGCACCACCAGAAGCTAATCCACCATGTAGATCGATTAGAATAGTAGTGTAGATAAGACCACCAACTTTATTCACAAATGTACTAATTGCATCATCAGCAATTCCTGTGCCATGATCATTAGGTGTAACTTTAAAAATAGTTGCTGCTGTACCTAAACTTGCATTGTTAGTACCTGTTGAAGTACCTGCTGCTACAATGTTGTTTCCAGTGCTTGCAACTTTTTCTATTTCCATACCACCCGCTGCTTTTATAACAGCATAGTCTACAAATGCTCCTGTAGTAGTGTTCTTAGTTGTTGCTTTTATATCGCCATCAGAACGTACCGTTCCGTTAAACGTTGTTGTTGCCATAATTATAATCCTCCTAGTTTATGTGAATACTGTCTCTAGGCCGTCGACTATACTGCGTCAGTATTCTAAAATAATTGTATAGTAATTTTTTATAGCGTTTTTTTAACTAGAGTGCAAGAGATTATGTGAGCCGGAGACGTTTTCCGATATGTAGCTTGTTAGATTAAGTAGCTACTGAAACTTGTGCCTGTGAGTCTTCAATCTTATTTACTCTGTGAGCAATCTTAGCTTCTTCTAACTTGATCTCAGTGATGATTTCTCTAATTTTATCATCAATTTTAACCATGTTAAGAGTATATTTACCTGATTCGTTATACTCTTGCTCCCAACTTAACTCCAAGGACTTCTTCTGTTTGTATAGGTCTTGTGTCATATACAACCTCCTCATAGGTTATCCATTTACCTTTTTTATTGGTAAATCCATCAGACTCGAACAATACCTCATTTTTTCCCAGCTTGTCAAGGATAGATTGTTCAATACTTTCAGCATTATCTTCAGCCATTACAGTAAAATTTGCATAGTGCCCATGATAACGGATTTGTATTCGAAAGTTTTTCATAGTGTATTTCTTACTTTATGTTTCAAATGAGGCCGTTTTAAGGCGGCCTCATTCATTTACTTATTTACTTATTACGCACCTGGTGATCCGAAGATACCTCTCCAGTCAGACCAGCCGAAGCTGTATCTTTCTCGAGCTTTGTATCTCACGTTACCAGTTTCAAAATCGCCTTCCATAGCAGTTTTGATTGGTGCTCTTGTGAAGTGTTTAAGTCCATTTGGTACATCTGTTTTGATAAAGAATGCATCAGTGTCAGTTAAGTAGTGGTTTACCACATATCCTTGTGGTACCATTCCCATAGACGCTACTGCGTTGATATCATTGTCAGCTGTTCCAGTTCTACCTACAGATTTCATCAATCTTTCAGCAGTAAATTGCAAAGCAGAAGGAATAATTAATTTCATTCCTTTAGCTGCAATTTTCAGACCACGCTCATCAGTTAGTGCAGCAATGTCAATCATTGATTGCTCTAAAGATGTTTCGTTAAGGTCTGCAGCAGTTGATAGTTCGTTTTGCTCAGTACCAGCAACAATTACGTGTGCTGTTGAACAAAGTTCTAAACCATCTCCGCCAGTGTATGAACTGTTAAACGCTCTGTTAAGAACATTTGCTGCTTTAACTTGTTTAGAATTAGCCATTGATCTAGCTAATGCTTTTGTATAACGAGACGCAAGTCTGTCATACAAGTTATCTTCAATCGCTTCTTCAGTGATTGAGAACGCTAAAGCAAGCGTTTCATGCGTGTAACGAGCCGTGAAAGTTTCTTGTGCTGCATCGTAGTTAACACTTTGACCTTCAGGTTTTACAGAAGCATTTCCAAATCCAGATAACATAACTTCTTCTTCAAAAGCTCTGTCTGAATTTTCTGAACTGAAAATTTCTGCATGTTCGTTAGCGTAGTTTTTGTATTCCAAGCCGAATAGTGCATTCAAACCTGGTTCTAGTTCTTTAACTAGTTGTGATCGTGATATTGCCATGTTTTTATACTCCTATTATGCTAAGGCTGTGTCTACTTTAAACACATGTTCGCCGACATTAAATACACAATACGCGTTAGCGTTAGCTGAACTCGTATCTTGGTTATCGGGATCGTTTGAGATTCCGATTTGTTTGAAACCATTGTCAGTCGCTGCTTCAGAAGTATCTAATTCTGAAGTTGATTGACCAGTGATAGTACTTCCACCAGTTCCTACGAAGTCCATTGCTGAATGATTCATAGCTGCTGTTCCAGTACCATCATGTTGTGCTTCAAACACGATGTAAGGGTCGACATATACGGAAGCTTTAAGATCAGAAGCATTAGTGCTTGCTGGATAATAAGCGCTCCAAGTTGGTTTGCTAGTTGTTGGATCTGTGTAAAACACGCCTCCGAAAACGCCCAATTGTTGAACGTCTGCGGCAGCTGCTGCTTCAATCCCACCAGCTGTAACTGCTTCAACTACTTGTCCAGTATAAATTGCTGTATTGTAGTTAGCTGCAATCACATATTCTTCAGTTCTGATTTGTCCACCAACAAGTGATCTTGTAGGTCTGAAACCAAAAGCTGCGTCTTGATTTGCCATAGTTTTTCTCCTAATGCTTACAGAAATTCTGTAAGCGGTTAATTTAATTCGTTGGATTAGGAATCGCTAATAAATTAGTTTTTCTTTGTTCCACCGAAGGTTACACGGGACTGCCTCTCACTATTGATTGGCATTCCTGGGTGTTGCTCCTTCATGAGATCGTTTTCTATAGCGTCATTTGCGTCTTGAGTCATATTATTAAAATATGCTTCGCGCGATTTGACAACCTCTTCGGGTACCTTCGCAAGCAAAAGGCCACCAACTCCGATTACCCCTTTGTATTTGCCTTCTGTAACAGTTGGATATTGAGATCCTGGATATGCATCAGCTCTTACAAGCTCGTATCCTGATCTTATTCGCCCAGCCATGTTTTTTGAATCATCAAAACCCATAGTCTCGGCTCTTATCCACCTGTGATGATAACCATCTGGCGCAGGGGGTGCATCTAAAGATGATGGTGGAGTCCAAACTTTTTTCTGAGTTGTTTTTTCTCTTGTCTGGCTCGCACGGGAAGTTTTCATTTTGTCGTTATTTTGCATATGCTTATGCCTCCTTCGTGATTTTTAATTGTTTTGCATACTCTTCAAGTGGCACACCTAATTTTTTAGCGATTGCTACCTGAGATGATGTGAGTCTCACGGTTTTGCGACCATGTTGTACACTTCGCTTCGCTGAAGCTACTGTTTGTGTAGGTTTAGTCGATTCCTGAGACGTAGTATTACCAAATTTATGTGGAAAGTCAACACGTATTCTTTTATCTATTTCCGCATAGTATTCGGGAGAATTAGGGTCAAACCCTTCTTGCTCGGTTAGTTTTTTATGTAAGTCAAAAGCCGTATAAGTCATGGCGCTATCTTTACCAAACCATTCATTTTTTGACGCCCAGTCTTCAGCTCTAGGATCTGGAGGAGGTATCTTCCCTTTGACACTATCATCTAAAGATGGAGTTTTTACATTTTTTTCTTTGTCTTGTGATTGACGTTCTTTTAAAGCATTCAATCTTGTTTCTTCAACCGTTAACTGAGCAATCGATCTTTGAGCATCAACTTCTGCATTGATATCTCCAGCTTCTCTCGCCGCTGTTAATTTTGCTTTAGCTGCATCCAGACCCGATGTTACTCGATTCTCAATGGCTTTAACATAATTAGGTTCAAGTTTTGTAAGTTTAGTTTTAAGTTCATTAAGTTCTGCTTGACCACCTCGAGCAAAGTCGAGAGCGGCTTCTTTTTGTCTTTCCGCTTCTCTCCACTTTTTAGTTAGTTTTGCAATTCTTTTTTGAACACCTTCACTGTATTCTTCTAATTCTTGTTTTGGTTTTTCTTCTTCTTTTGGTTTTTCTTCTTGCTGCTTGTCGCTTGATTCCTGCTTCTCTTCAACTGCTTCTTTGACTTCTTCCTTCTCGACAACCGGTTCTACGGTTTCGACTTCTTTTTTTTCTTCTTCAATATCAACTTCCGCGCCTGGGCCGGTTGTATCAATATCTACTGTTTTTTCTTCTTTGTCTGGCATAGTTCCTCCTATGATTAATTATGATGAAGTACGTTTTCAGGATTGTCAATTGTTCCTAAAACTTCGTCGTCATTTAGTATACGAACTTCTCCACCTTCGATGGGTAGTCTTGATCCTGCGTAACGTGCAAATATTACCCACTGTCCTTTTTTGCACCACGGTCCCGTTGGAAACTTTTCGTGATCATGATAGGCCAACGGACCCATCTTGAGTACATAACCACAATTCGTGGCAATACGTAATTTGTCTAATGATTCTTGTGCGATTAAAATTCCGCCTTTAGTTTTTTCCTTTGGTGTAAAGGGTAAGACTAAAAGTCGCCAGCCGCTAGGATCAGGCAGCAGGGAGCTTTGTTCTTTGATATTGTCGGGATTTAATGGTTCTTTTTCTTGATGTTCTTTATACTTTTCTTCCAATGCATTTTTATGCTTTGGGAGGTCCTTTTCCGATGTCGATAACGTTTCCTTGTTCATCTTTTTGCTCCTTCTGTTTAAGCAGGTTAGAGATTTCCTGTAGCATGTACTGATATGTACGTGCTTGTCCTAACATATACTGATATTTCTCCATGTTGTCAATACCACCACTGATCATAGTGTCACCAACTCTTTGAAGATTGTCTTGTATAAGTTTTTGTAATTTTGCAACGATAACTAAGGGATCCATTATATTATTTCCATTTCTGATCTTTGTAGACCTGTTTGTGCACATGATATTTCATGCCAAAAGACAATTAAAGTCAAGCGCGATTCTTCTTCATTTGTTTGAGAAAATTGGTTTGCTGCATGCCATTCAGCAGCATCAAAACCAATACAACGATTATAAACATTAGCAAAACGAACAGTTTCTTCAAAGTCATTGTTGCTTTCAATTCTAAGTTTTTCAGCTTCTTCAGCAGAAATTTTACCCAGATTAAACTCTCTTTTTTTCATATTATTACGTGTAGTAATCATTGGACCCACACCTTTTTTGGGTTGATAAAGAGAAGTTCCTGAATTTAAGTTAGCATTTTTATTTAAAAAAATTAAATGAGTATGTAAATTTGGTGTATCATTATGAACCCAACCTCTATCTGCTTGAGCATCTATTTTTTGAAAGTATGATAAAGCTCGATAAGCAACCATTGGAGCGGAAAGATGAAGTTTAAGGTATTTTGCACAAATAGCATTATGAAAAGAGGGATAAATTTTATCTAAAGACTCTGATCTTACACCTGGCCACATTCCTTTTGGTTCAGGTTTATATTCTAAGGATTCTGCAAATCTTACAATTTCGTCAGGATGTTTAAAAAAATTATCTACACAAGTTATCGGAAATTGAAACATAATTTTCTTTCATATTAACAGTCCCACTTTCTTAGTGCTTTATTAATTCTTGAATTAGGGTCTCGTGCCGTTTTAGCAGAAGTTAATCTCTTCTTCATACCCCCCATTCTTGCACAAAAGGACTTACGTCTTGAACTTGTTTTAGATTTTGTAGGTGCTTTTAATGTACCACCGGTTTGAGCTTTATAGCTTGCTCTACCTTTTTTATTTAATCCACCAGAAGGTGATTTACCTTCTTTTCTTTGCCATGCAGCAGATCCGCCACTATTCATATATGCTCTTCCATATCCTCTTAAAGCTGCGCCTGGCATTAGATCATTCCTTTGTAATATTTTTCGTATGATTTATTTGATAAAATTTTTCCACCATATTCACTTCTTATGGCTTTTCCTATGTAGCCACCTTCATTAAGTTGAACTCTATTTTTCTTTTTCTTCTTAATTAGATTTTTACCACCACGGCCAATGCCGACAGTTGTTCCACCTTTTTTTCCAATCATGGAAAACATTATGCTTGGCTCCGTTTAATAGCTTTCTCCGTAGGTGCACCTTTAGCACCTTTAGCTCTCATTTTTTCGCCACGTTTTCTTTTTTGTGCGATGTTATACCAAAGACCTTTTTTAGCTGTTTTGCCTTCCTTAGTTACGTGCGTGTCACCACCTGCTCTAAAACCTTTTCTAGATTTATTTTTGTAGTCGTTTCTCATTATTTTTTCCTTAATTTTTTAATCTTCAGTTTTTTTAAATATTCTTTTGTCAAATTTCTACCAAGCGTTGGTTTAATTTTAACCGTTTTTAAAGGATCTTTTATAGATCGTTTATTACTCATTATTTTTTTCTTTTAGTTTTAGGTATTACACCTTTAGCCATTAAAATGTCTTTTTGTGTAATTTTGCCATCTCCTGAGTGATCAGGAAATTTAGCAGATTTACCTGCTTTATAACCCATTCTTTTTCTCATCATACCACCACCCATAGCACCACGTCTATTTGTAGTTTGTGTATTGTGTCTTGGATTTGCCATTATTTTTTTCCTCCGTTGTTTCTAAATACTTGTGTACCCTTTATACCAAAAACGCTGGCAACTACAAGTATCCATAAATTAGTAAACCATTTTGGTAGATTTGAAAAGTACTCAAAGAAAATATTTATCTTCGCCATAGCCTCTGGATCGTCTGTCCACACCGACCATGCGAGCACTATAATGGGAAGTGTTAAAATTGCAAGAACTATTTCATCTTTGTAGTCGTTTTGCCGAGCTTCTAAAAGTTTGCCCTGGTAAGATTCTTCTCCTCGAGCCATACGTTCTGCATGCATCAACTGTGCATCCGACATCGCCATTTTAGTTTTTTGACGGTTGGCATATATTTTACCACCCGCTTGTAACGCTATTTTTGCTAATCCAAACCAAGCCATATTAATACCAAGTTACGGGTTTTTGTGGTCTAGCGGCTCTTGTTCCAGCTACAGGGTTTGTATCTTTTTTATCCTTGTTCACTGCAACAGGTTTATTGTTTTTATTTGCATCCGGTGTAGCAATCACTTTTGATTTGCCTAACGGTGCATAACCTTTACCTACTGTCATTAGTTGCTCCTTCCATTTGTTCTTGTTTTCATTCCAGCTAGTTTTTCTCTCGAATCAACAGCCATATTATACTCCTACCTTTTTCATAGCCTTATTGTGTGACTTTTTAAAACTCATTCCTTTTTTCATGTCTTTTTTCATTTGAGACATGTGTTTTTTGCTGTGATGTTTACTGTGTTTATTAAGTATCTTTTTTTCTCTCTTATCTATCATTAGTTTCTCCCATTTGGTCTAGGTTTCATTCCAGCTAATTTAAGTCTGTTGGCATTTGCCAGTTCTTGTTTTTCAATCGATGTATCCGCTCTTAATTCAGATAGTTCTTCATTCTGTTTAAGTTTCTCATCTTGATTTTGTTGATTCATCATTGCCTTCATGTTTTCAAGATTGATTCGTTCCTGAGCTTCGTTTCTTTTGGCTTCATTATCCATCGCTCGAATATCAAGTTCTCTTGATCTTAACTTAGCAATTGGGTCATTGTCAAATTGTGAAGTTATTTTTTTCTCTTCCTTCATAAAATCTTCCATCATTTCTGCAATCAATACAGCTTTTCTTGCATCAATCTTTTGTTGTGTCTGCTGTATCTGTGCATGTATCTGTTGCATTTCAGGTGTATTCGCTGCAGCTTGCATTTGAGGATTTTGTTGCATTCCCATTGCATGTTGCTGCATCTGTTGCATTTCTTCTCTAAATTCTAATTCTACTTGTTCTTGTGCCATTAAACTAATGTGTTCTAAACAATTCTTTTCAATCGATGCCATCACCATAGGATTATTTCTAGCTAGATTAGTTGCCATAAAATTTAAGTGTGCTGTTATATGAGCTTGGTGATCTTGACCTGGAAAAGCTCTAAAAGGCATCGCTGCTAAAGCATCGATGTGTTCTAGTGCTGGATCTTTTGGTTTTGGTACAGGTTTAGCTTTTAAAATTAAATCAATATCTTTAACACCTAACGCTTCATACATATTTCTATACACTTCATACTGATTGTGCATTTTTGGATTTGAGGCTGCCAATTGCAATTCCGTTTGCGCAAGGGAGATACGCTGAGTCTGTGAAAAGATATTGGGGTCAGCAACTGGCAGAATATCTACGCGGTCGTCGAAGTCCATCTTCATAATTTGTCTTTGTCCTCCAACAACATCGTATGGATATACGGGTGGTAGATAAAGTTTGAAAACTCTTGCTAATAAATTAAATTCTCTTTTCATGGCAGCATATAATCTTTTGTGTATTGCTGACATGGTTCTTGAACCTCTTTCTAAAAGCGCAACGGTCGTGCCCACTGCCGCTTGTTGATTACCCTCACCTACTTGCAGGTCCGCAATAGATGCGAATCTTTGTCCTGCAGATACCACGACGCCCATAAGTTGTAATAAGGTTTGAGAAGGTTCTTTAAATGGAAGTGTCATAAAGGCATCTCTTAGATTACCTC